GCGTGGTTTAAGGCGGACCGTTGGGAAGATCCTTTGCCGTAAACCTTGAATCCGCCTATATATGCTTGGTCGGCAATATGGACGGTGCCGTTGACATCGACACGGAAGGAATTGTTCATCGTCACCGCGCCGTTAAGATTTATTTTCGAGGCTTGGATGGTCACAGACTCGGCGCTCTGATTGATTGCCGAGATTATGCAGTCCTTTTCAACGCGCATGGCTATCTGTGTGGAATGCACATTGATGCTCGCCTCGGCGGTACTGACGCGTCCGGTGAGGGCATCGACAGTCGTTTTGGTGGCGTAGATCTGGCTGGCGTAGGCGGTCGTCACAAGTCCGCTCGTGTTGGTCAGATTGCCGGCAGCGTCGAAACTTCCTACGACCGTGCTTATCTTATCCTTGTTTTGCAGGATATAGCTTGCGGCATCCTGCTGATTGGTTATATCCTCCCATTTGTTGGAGTTGTCATAGCCGATATAACGATAAGTATGACCTTCGGATGTATTGTGCCATGTGGCACCGACATATTTATGCTCCTGACCGCTCGGCCACGAATTCCACGGGTTGCTTGATTGGCTGTAGACTTTTGCGTCGCCAGCACTGTTGGCGATGGCGGCGACAGCCTCTATCCTCGCTTTGGCTGTGTCAAGGTCACCCTGCACCCCCGCCACGGTCGAGCTTATGGAGTCGGTCTTGACACGGAGCGCCGAGATGGCGGTCTCGTTGGCACTGATACGAGTGGCGTAATTGGTGATGCTGCCTTCGGCCGCATTGAGCCTGACACCGAGCCGTGTTATGTTGTCGTTGATGTTGTCAATGTAATTGGCATGGAGCGACAGGGTGGCTTCGGCTGCGTCAAGATCTATGCCGAGTTGCGTCACGGTGCCGTTGAGCTTGTCGTATTTGTCGGCATAAATTCTTATCTGCTCCTCTGCTGCGTCAAGCTCAATGCCGAGATTGGTGACCGTGCCCTTCAGATTATTGATGTTGGTACCGAGCAGCCTGATATTGCCGGCTGTCTGAATAATCTGCGTAGAGACTTCTTTCTTGAAGTCATCGAGGGGCTTGTCTGTGACGGATAATACCGACACATACATGTCACCGGTATATTGCAGAACGAAGTCACCTTTGCCGTCCCATGTGCCCTGCCATTGAAGATCCTGCCACTCCATGGAGGAGGTGACAGCCACAGTTGCCGGAACCGGGAGGGAACCGGGCTCGGAGGTTGCTCCGCTCATGCCTATGGTCAGGGTGCCGTCGCTCTTGGCAAAAAAACGGATGCTCATATAAAGCGTGTCCTTGACATCCACCCATTGGTCGGTCATGTCGTTGGCCGTGGGAGGCACATATTCCTTATGGGTGCCGGGCTTCCGGATCAATGCGTTTGCCTGACGGATTGAACTCTTTTTCAGATGCAGCACGTTGCGACCGTCAAGCTGCTCGATACCGGCTATCCTGCCATCGGCGATATAGGTGTTGCCGTTCATCAGCAAAGCCTCGCCGTTGGAGGTTATCACCTTGCCGTCATCCTGAACGGCCCATCCCTCCATGGTCTCGTCGAAGGTGGCGTTGCGAAGATAGTTGTCTTCCTCGGTCAGCTCATAACGGAGGTTGCTGTACCGGGTGGCGAACATCGCCTTGAGCATCTCTATCTTCGCATCAATGCTCTCTCCTGTCCGGCGCAACCGGAAGTCACCGACGGCATACAGGTTTGTCAGCAGTTCGCCGAAGCCGTCAAGCCACCCGAAAAGGTGATGGTGTATGCCCTTGAGGTTGCCGAGCCGTCCCTTCAGGTAATTGTCCGGGTCGGTTTTCATTCCATAGACAATATCCATGTAAGGCGTGGCGGTGCCGACCGTGATTATTTGGATCAGACCCTTGCGGTCGGCATCGGTGGCGTTGTCAACCCTCGTGAACGTGTCGCCCTTGGATATGACATCGGCGGCAGCCCTGCCGTCTGCCGACACGAAGTTTTTGAACTCCACCCAGTCAAGGCGGTCCTCGCCGTCGCTCTGGTCGCCGCAGCCTGCATCGGTGATGATAAGCTCATAGTGCTTGGTGATATAATGGTCGTTCTCGGCAGAGGGCATACCGTTATACTGCTGCACCATGATGTAGTCATCCTTGCGGAATGGATTGTAGAATTTGCCGTCATGAGTCTGGAGATAGACTCTGCCTGTCGCCGGGTCGTAATGTTCAACCTCCATCATGCCGGTGAAGATGCGGTTGTCATTCTCGCCGAGCAACTGGGATATCACCATGGTGAAAACACGGAGGGTGCCGCGTATCACTATGTCGTCGAACTCGGCGGTATATTTCGTTTCCGGAATGCCGAGGGCGTTCAGAACCTCCCGCTTGAATATGGACCACCCTTTGCCGCCGATGAAGCCGGAGATGAAATCCTCGCTCGACAGCTGACCCCGGAACTCGGATGCGCCGTTGACCTGCAGCTGCGCCAGTGTAGCCTTGAGCCGGGTAAGCAGCTCGCCGAATATGGCGTTGCCGTCGGCATCGATCTTAGCTCCGCTCAGCCCCTCCTTGTAAGTGCCGACCTCCAGTCCGGCAAGGAACTTGATCAGCCCCGCCGCCTCGTCGTCATGAAGCCGGGAGAGCGCACGCTTGGCTATCTCCTTGATCGTGCGAAGGGCGCTCAATATATTTGTGTCGGTGAACGGTGTATTGTCGCCGGTGCCTATGATATCCGGCAACCCCGCTTTTCCGCTCTCGACATAGTTCTTGATGCCGGTTATATTATCCCGCACCTTATCGAGGGTGCGACGGCTCAATGCGTCACTAATCTCAAGATCCATCTGCGAAGGCAGATTGACCTTACGGGTTATCTTTGTAATGCGGCTGTCTCGATAACCGGGACCGGGAAAATATTTCTCGCTCTCAAGGCGCACACGCCGACCTACCGTCAGAACGATATTGTTCTGCTCAATCCATACGTGATCTGTCGGGGCCTTATACACCGCCACGTCAAGGGCGTGGTCGGCATTATACTTGTTTACGGCGTCCAGCAGTTCCGCTTCAGCACGCCTGTAATATTCATCGGGCATCCTGATGTTCCAAGGAATGTACCTGTCACCGGGTTTAGGCGCCAGTGTGGCACCGGGCAATTGCGTTCCGTCATCGTATGGCCAGATGGTGATGATTTCAAACTCACGGGTAGCGCTGTCAAAATTGACCTCGAAATAATATGTGCCGTTATCCTCGTTGCCAAGACCGGCAAGCTCGCTGCCCTCTTGAAACGACACACGCTTTACAAGACCGCCTATCTCATATTGGTTCGGATCAAACGGCAGGTTATTGTCATTGAAATAATAAACCGTGAATTTATTGCCGTCCTCGCCGGTAAGTTCCTCACTCCTGACGCTGCTGACAGTACCCGTATAATGAGGATATATTCCGGAGAATGCCGCTTCCTCATAATGGTCCACCCTGCTGTATTTATCGGCATTGACTTCCACATAGCGTTGACCGCCGGGAAGGCGAAGCCGGGACGAACCGTATTTTGTCTGGTCTATGTTTTTGCTGCTTCCGACCGGAAACAGCCTTGTGTAGAATTTTACATTATCGGCATCGCCGCAATCAAGGGAAGTCAGACCTTTGTCATATCCGAGGGTCAAAGGTTCCCCATGTTCGCAACGGCACAAATTAACGGTGGTTCCCTCTCCCCAGTATTCCACACCGACCTTCTCGGCGAGCTCACGCAGCGCCTCGTCACAATATTTGCCCCGGTAGTCTATAACGATGTTGTCAACGCCTTCGACTATGCCCACTTTCCAGTCGTTCGTGCCGAAACCGTCATTGATGCATTTTACAATCAACGCAAGATGCTCCCTCGGGGATGCGGTAAGCGTAAACACCGGCTCGTTATCACCGTCCACGCTCTTTATCACAAGGAAATTCTTTATAAGGCTCTCGACACCGTACATTTTCAGGTTGTAGATCCATTCGCCGGTGCTTTTCTGCTTGGGACGGTACTGCTTTGTCAGCCAATATCGCTCCCACATGAAGTCCGCGTAATCATCGACATCAAGAGCTATATGCCGGGGCAATGTGAAGGACAGGGACAGCACATTATCCCCCTGTATCTCCTTGACCTGTGTCGATGAGTTTTCAGGGGACAGCTCCGCCTTCAGGATACCCGTTTTGTCGTATATCTTTATAAGCATGTTGTAACGTCGTTATAATACGGTTAAAAAGATGGTTCCGGCTCCTTGAATGTCACTTTGAAACGGCTTGCCTGAACCCCCTCCTTCCATAGATATGTAAGGGGCTTGTAAGATGTGCTCGACATATAATACATGCGCATGGTAAGACCGATGGAGGGGAAGTTAAATGAAAGCCACCCGTCGGCACCCTGCTTCAAGAACGTTATGAATGCACGATACCGGGTAAGCCATCCGGTAACCGTCGGTGCGAATATGGCGAAATGCAGGGTGACTTCACGCTCCTCGTTTTTAACATCGAGTTTGTCTGAATATTTGGTGCCGTCATGCTCCCGTATATTCACTCCGACATGACTCTTGACCTTGGAAGGTGCCATGATGGCGGTGAGGTTCTCCCTGCCGCCGGCTTTCTCCTCGGTCAGGAAGGCTCCGAACTCACTCCAGATGTCGATGCCGTTGATTGTAACAAGTCCGTCAAGTCCACACATAGTCTTATATCTTTATTCCGTCACGTATTATCTGATCAAGTTTCTCGTTGATTTCACGGGTATTCCGGGCCGTGTCCCCGGTATTTTCCTCTATTTTCGCCAAGCAGTCGAGCGCCACACCCATTTTTTTGGAGACATCCTCCACATTCCCGTCGATGGAGACAGTGTGCATCTGTATGCTCGTGCCTATCCCTTCGAGTTTGGTGCCCTGATCCTGCGACATGGCGGTATAGACACCTGCCCTCCCGCTTTGGGACTGCGACTGGGACTCTGAGTCCGGATCGTCAGGGTGGCGTATGTCGATGCCGGCTTTGTCAAACATACCCGCGACGGTCTCAAGCAATCCTTCAAGCGTGGGGAGATTGCTTCCGTAGCGGTCGATGAGTCCCCCGGTGAGCTTGGCAACTTCGCCCATAAGCTCCTGTTCAGTCATCTTTCCTTCAGCGTATTTCTCGTAAAGAGCGGATATGTCGTCACTGAAGCTACCCACTACCTTGTCAAGAACTATCGTCCTGAGCATGTCGGTCACTATGTCCCGGAATGTGTCGGACGCATACTCCTTGAAGGAATCAAGCGCATCCTTGCCGTTGTCGAGCCAGTCCCATAGACCGTCCACGAAGTTGCCGACAAGCGGTTCATAAAGGGAACTTACATATTCGTGCAGGTTCTGAAGATACTCGTCATATTTCTCCCGAAGCTCGATGAGGGCCTCAAGAGTCTCCTTGGTCTGGCCGACAAGTTTATTGCCGTAGTTGTCAAGTATCGAACGGGCAAGCTCCTTGTCTATAAGCCCTCTGTCATCAAACAGTTCGCCGAGACCGTTTTTGCGCGCCCAAGACACAAGGTCTTCGGTTTTCTGGGAATGGCCACCAATACCCGAACCGAGGAATCCGCTGCTCTTTTTGCGTGTCTCGATACGGAGATTATTGATTGCTGCCGTAGTGCCTTCCTTATAGCCCCCCTGTCCCCAGATGTCCCGCCACTCGTCCCACCATGACAATGCGGACAGGTTGCCCATCACCCAGTTGAATGCTCCGGTGAGCCAGCCCCCGCCGCTTTGATTGCGGTATATTGCCTGCGCCTCGGCTGCCTTCTTCACATAGGCGGCATAAACCTCGTCATGATATTCACGCCAGTTTCGCAGGTTCCGCAGGCCGTCCTCGGCAAACCATGTGTCCTCTTCATGGCGGGCATCCATCACGGCTATTCGATACTGGCTCACTGCGTCAGTTAGGGCGTTGATCTCCTTTACCTTCTCAGCATAGGCTTCGTATTCCTTGAATGCCTTGTTGTTGCCAAGCTCGCTTATCTTCTGCAGTAACTGAACCGCAGTGGAAACAAGGGCCAGAATTATCGAGGCTTTCTCGACTGCGGAGACAGCCTCCACGCCGACTTTCTGCACGGTGGCTATTCCGTCGATGGTGTCAGTGACAAAGCTCCCGATATCCATTATCAGACCCATAATCTCGCCGGCAGTACCTCCGATGGCATTGCCAACACCTTTAATGGCTTCCGTCAGCTGCGAGACGCTATCCCGGGCTTCCTTCTCTGCCTTGACAAAGTTGTTGCTCGCCCTGACATGCCGGTCCTTTGCCTCGGTGTATTTTTTCAGCGCCTCGCCCATGCTGAGATAGGTGGCTACAATAACCGGCTTGCCGTTGGCGTCAACGCCTTCGGACTTGAGACCTGTAAAGATTTTGCCTCCGTTGGTCACGGTATCGAGCTGCCGTTTGGCTGCAGCAAGCTCACGCTGGGCCACCGACAATTCCTGCGCCCTTTTAGACAAAGCACCAAACGGATCACGGCTGTCCAACTCAACCATTATCTCGCGGATTGTCGTAGTATATTCGCGCAGGTCCTGAGGGTCAAGAACCGAGGACGCTGCGGTCTTGGCTTTCTCAAGCTGTGAAAGAAGTTCGTTCAGGGTCTCGGTCGAAGTGCCGCGAAGATCCTCAAAGGCTCGGATATAATCGGGCGACTGGCGCAGCACATCGAAGTCATGCGCCATCAGTTCCTTCCCTTTGGATTTTATAGCCTCGGCCATGGAACGGTCAATCCGCGCCACAGCTTCAGCATCTCCGGCAGATTCAGCCTGTAACAGGGCTTTACGAAGCTCCGCTATCTCGGAGTTATACCGCTCCTCTATTTCTTTGCGTTGGTCGGCATAGGATTGATATTTATCCAGAAGCTCCTTATAAAGATTGTCCGTGCCGGCTTTCATGGCGGCATCCGCGCTTTCCTGCGCCCTCGTGATCTGCTCCTGCTGCTCGGTAGTCAACCCGTATTCATTCAGCCCGACAGTTCCGGCTTCCTTATTCCGTGCGGCAAAATCATCCCGCATCTTGTCTATCTCGGCACATTGCTTCTCATAGTCAAGAGCTATCTGACGGCGGCGGCGCTCGGCACTGTCGGCCATTTGGTCGATTTCATCCTGCTCGTTCTGCCAACGGAGCTTACGCAACTCCTCCGCAGCCTTGCGGACTGCCTCCAACCGCTCATCTTTGCCGGGAACGGTCTTAGATTGGCTCTCTACAGTTGTTGCTGCCATCTGTGGAATTCTGAGTGCTGCAAGGGCATCCTCAGTCGCCCCGATTTCTTTCTGCAGATCACCCACGCGTTTTTCAGCTTCATCGGCGGCCGCCTTTACCTGACGGTCACGCTCCTGAAGGGCAAGCCTGTTGCTTTCTGAGTTATATGTCTGCGCATCACTGACTTCATAGGTGTAAGTTTTCCACGTCCTTCCGACACCGGCAGAGGTCACGGCATAGTGATCGTGAGCGACCTCCCGTACCCCCTTCATGCCACGTGCCTTTGCATCAGCGTAACTAATCTCATCACCTTTGGATTTGACACCGTACCGGGCATTGCGCCGGGCAAGTTCCTGCTTCTCGATCATCGTCGAGTAAGCGCCGGTGACAGCCTTGTCAAGAGCAGCCGCCTTGGCGCGCAGAACGAATGATTGCACCACGTTAGAGGTGTTGTTGACAAGCACAGCTTCCGCATCCTTGACATTGTTTACAGACAATCCAAGTTCCTGAAAAGCCTTCTTGTTCTCATCGACAAATTTACGCCGCTTTGACATGTCATCCCCGAGGGCTTTCCACGCGCGCTGCAGTTTATTATATGCGGCAATCTGGGAACCCGCACTTTCCCCTATCGACCGGGCGATTTCCCCGTTGATTTCCTTTGTGCGCTCCAGTTGTGCCTGACGCTCCTCCTCGGCTTTCTTTGCGGCATCGTTGCCTTTCGCAAACGCGTATAGGGCACCTACAACGGTGACTATGGCCATCGCGAGCAGCACATAGGGATTCGCCTTGGCTACAGCGTTGAATGCCGCCTGTGCGACCGTGGCCGCTTTGGTGGCGATGACACCGCGCCCTACCGCCCATGTGCGTATGGTCTCGGCAGTGGCGGCGGCGTTGGTCTGTATTGTGTTGACTCCCTGCATGAGGGCGGACTGCCCCTGAAGATTGACTTGCATGGAGGTAAGGGCATTACTCGCCACAAGTGCCGTCTGCAGACGTGTCTGTACTTCAATGAGGTCGGCTTCGCTGAGTCCGAGAGCCTGTGCTCCGGCGGTCGCCAGCCCGAACCCGTCAACGACAAGCTGCATACCTCCCGCCAATTGATCGAAGCCGCGAGTGTCGGAGGCTGCGTTGGTGACGGCTTGGGAAGTGTCCACTATTGCATCGTTGAGCTCTCCGGCTTTCTCGGTAAGTTCATCGATATGGCGGGCAAGTTCCCGACCTTGCGCAGTCTGTTTCTCTGCATCTGTCAGGGAACGGTAAGCCAACAGCAATGTGGCTATCTCTTCGCGGACATTACGTAGCTGCATACGCAGTGACTGCCCGGCATTCTCGGATTCTGCCTTAAGTCGGCGTTGCTCTTCCTCCAATTGCCTGATGGCCGCACGTTCCCCTTCCAGTTCGCTCTTGTAGGCTTTGAGTTTAGCCTGAGCCTCCATCCAGCTTTTACCGGGTGCCGCATTTTTTAGGCTCTTTTCAAGACGGGCATATTCCTTCTCCATGCCGCTGACATAGCTTTTCTGCAGCTTCAGGGATTCGGTGATTTCCTTGAGCTCCTTTTTGGATTCATCGGAAAAACGCGCCACTGTCTGACCGGCCTTCTTAAGACCGGGGGACAGTCCGTCCTGTAAAAATATCTCAAGCTCTACTGGCTTCATGCTTTTTCAATGTTTCAGGTTGCTTTTGAAAAATCCGGCTACTTCTGCAGCCTGCTCTTCCGGAGTGGCGTTTACAATGTCATTGCCGGAAGATGATTTGGGGCTTTTGTTTGTCTTTTTGTAATGAGGAGCATCGCTCAACATCATTATCAAGGTCTGATAGTTCACCTTGTTAAGGATGTAGTCAACACTCCATCCTGTGACGTCGGCGATCTGCCATATAAATCCGAAGATGCTATGGGAGCTTTCATAACCGCTCGTTAACTCATCTTCGCCTTTCGGCTCAGTCTCGGCTTCATCGGATTCGTCCGCTCGGCCAATCTGATAATATTCGTAAAAGGGTCGGTACCCATGAGACTCACAAAACGATGTATGGCACCAATCTGGTAACGATGCTCCACACAGTTGCGGATAAACCATGAGACCGGGCGCAGGAACCGGCGCCGAATGGGACCGACACAAATGGCACATGCTATCATGTGACATATTTTGGCTCCGTGGTCGGCGATGAACCGCATCTGCTCCTCGCTGTTGAAAGCCGCCATCTGCTCCGCCGTCACACCCATTGACAGATATGTCCGGGCAAAATCTATCTGCCCGGACATGTAAGGTCGTTTGAGGGTGACACGAAGCACGACTGGGCGTTTACGGAACGGCACCTTGAATTCCTTTAGCGGAATTGATATTCCACGGTTCAACAGCGCGTCGGCAGCTTCGCACTGTATCGCCCTTGCCGTAGCTTCATCCATACTCTGTCAGGATTAGGAGCCGGCTGCGGCTGCGGTCTCTTCGGGAAGGAGACATCCGTTGTCGGCGCTCCATTCTGTCGGTAATTCCGTGCTTTCGAACACTCCGTAAGGGGGGACCTTGTCGGCCACAGGCGCAGCCACCTTCAGTTCTACTTCAATCTTTGCGGTTTCGGTGAGGGTGAGCTTGCCGCCGAGATCCGACAGCAGCGTGGCGTTGGGGATAAGTACGGACTGGCCGGAAACAAGTTCAAGCTCCCACGGCCCTTCCATCACTATGATTTTTCTCGGGGCGGTCCAGCCTGTCACTTTCTCTCCATTTTTATGGAGAGAACCGCCAAGGAGCTGTTGAAGACTCTCGAAATTCAACTGGATCATGTCGAACTTGGGTCCGATCTTACCGTTTGACTGAGGTATCACAAGAACCGGCGCACCCGGGACCTGCTCCGCATCTATATCGGCAGACTCGGGCTTCGTACCGCCCATGTCGAAACTGTTTTTGGCTATATAGCCGACTTTCTTGTTTTTATATTTTACGGCACCTATGCCGTACATGAAGTCTTTGTTCATTTCTCTTTCTTTTTCAGATTGAATGTAATTGTTACAAGTACCCCGGAAACTATACCCAAAACATAAATCAGTATAGGGTCTGCCAATGGGTCTGAGCGTTTCTGCCGCTCCTGTATAAGTTCGTTCTGTTTCTGTTCGAGAGCATCACGCGCAGTATGATAGAGTGCCTCGTAGTATTCTACTTGACGTTGCAGCGAATCACATGTGCCGGTAATGTATATCACACCACCTTTTTGCTTCGCTTCTATATGCGCCCGGTCTTTACTTTCGCGAAAGACGGCTCCCTCTGGTAGCTTAAGGAGGCTGTCCACGGATACCGTAAGATTCACCTTGCTCCCCGGGATCATCTCGGTCTGAATGTGTTTTACTACAATACCCGTCGTGTCGCTCCTCTCGGATGTCGAAGATGTCTGCTCCTGCTGCATCTGAGTCTTTTTGGTTGTCGCGCAACTTGAAAAGCACAGGACAATAATCAGCATGACGGCAGCCGGAAGCAGCCTCGACAGCCTTGCGCAACCGGGCC